GCTTTCAACATGGCTTCTGGAGGCAACTATCTCAGGGCTGAGTGCCGCAAGTGTAACAACGAGATGCAGAAGGTTCGCCAGCGTCTCAGAGAAAAGCACGGGATGCCGCAGGAGGGCTATCACTGTCCTATTTGCAAAGGCTCTGAGGAGGATGTCAAAGGCAGAGGCAACACAAAGAACGGATCGTGGGTGCTAGACCATGACCACGAGAAAGAGACATTTAGGGGCTGGTTGTGCCATAAGTGTAACAGGGCGCTAGGCGGCTTTGACGATGATCCTGATAAGCTGGAAGCGGCTATCAATTACTTAACTGGACAAAACGATGAATAAACTTTACTCATTGGTAGATGACATATACAAGGTGGTGTCTACCAAAGAAGTACCTGAAGACGTTGATCTGTACGAAGAGATTGATCGCTTTGGTGAGAACTGTAAGCGTCTCATGTCAAACCTGTTCACAGAAAAGCGTGACGGACGCAAGCTGCGAATGTCAAACATAGGGCGTGATGATCGCTATCTGTGGAACGTAGTGAACAACTCAGACGTACAGGAGGAAATGACTCCTAACACCTACGTCAAGTTTATGTACGGGCATCTGATCGAAGAGATGCTATTGTTTCTAACCAGACTCTCAGGACACGAGGTGACAGATGAGCAGAAGCAGTGTGAAGTTGCGGGTATCACAGGCTCTATGGATTGTAAAATTGACGGTGTTGTCACTGACATTAAAAGCACTTCCTCTTTTGGGTTTAAGAAATTCAAGGATGGAAGTTTGGCTTATGATGATCCGTTTGGATACGTTGCTCAAATTAAGGGGTATGCACATTCAGAGGGTGAAACCAAGTTTGGCTGGTTAGCTATGGACAAACAGAACGGGCATCTAACGTACCTGATGTACGATTCTGAGGACACGCAGGCTCCTGTGTACGACAAAATTTCATACGACATAGAGGAGCACATCAACCGTGTAAAAAAGCTAGTAGAGCAACCGGAGCCGCCAGAGGTGTGCCACGAGCCAGTACCAGATGGCAAAAGTGGAAATCAAAAGCTCGCAGTCGGTTGTTCGTACTGTCCCTACAAGTTTACCTGTTGGCCCGGAGTAAGAACATTCCTGTACTCAAGTGGACCCAGATATTTAACAGAGGTGGTCAATGAGCCGAAGGTCGCGGAAGTCTAAACTAGGAAACTTTAGATCGGAGTTTGAGAGAGATGTCGCAACGCAGTTACAACCATTTGGCTTTAGCTACGAACCGTTCCAAGTCCCGTACAGGATCGAACGAAAGTACACCCCAGACTTTGTGTACCAACACAACGGACGAACGTATCTCATTGAGTGCAAAGGATATTTTCGCGCAGGAGACACGCAGAAGTATCGTTCGGTCAAGAACTGCCTCGCGGAGAATGAGGAACTCATATTTGTACTAATGAAACCTAATCAGAAAGTGAGCAAAAGTACCAAAAATACTATGGCTGAATGGTGTGACAAACACGAAATTTTATGGTATAATATAGACACGCTAAAGGAGTTAGTTGATTATGTCTCTGACACTAGAAGAAATTAAGGAGCGTCTGTTGCGGTTCTACGACCCTGACGATCTTCTGGAAGCCATACAGATCTCATCTGAAGAACTGCTGGACAGGTTTGAAGACAAGCTGCTGCTTAGGCTGGACAAGTTTCAAGAGGATTTAGAGGAAGAATATGAGCATTGATAGCGCAACACCGAAAGAATGGGACACAGCAGTAGGTAAGCTGTACCACCCTCAAGACCAACACAACCCCGTGACACAACCGGATCACTACAACAAGGGAGCGATAGAGGCCATTGAAGCAATCAAGGCGTCCATGCACCCTCAAGAGTACAAGGGGTATCTCAAGGGGAACTGTCTGAAGTACCTGTGGAGGTACGAGTACAAGAACGGTGTAGAGGACTTACGCAAGGCCCGTGTCTATCTGGATTGGCTCATCAAGGAGGTTGCCTTATGAAAGTCATAGACGGGGGCTTTGGTAAAAACAAAGAAAGCAAAGACAACGTACCCACTAAAGAGTTTTTAGCCACGTTTGCTCTTAAGGCCAAAGACTACGAAGAATCAGGCAGAGACGTAAAAGCAATTGTCTTGATGTACGAGGACGGTGGCGTATTTGAAGTAGCATCTAACGAACAGTACCCTGACGGTGTGTTTATGCTACTACATATGTCAGCACACGCAATACTTAACGAAACGCTAGGAGTAACAATATAGATGGACGCATACCAACAGTACATACACAAGTCACGGTACGCCCGTTACCTTCCAGAAGAGAAGCGCAGGGAGACTTGGGAAGAAACAGTAAACAGGTACATCAACTTCTGGTCAGACCGTGGTGCTCTGAATGACTTTGATGTGTCAGAGCTATTTAAAGCTATCCACGATCTAGACGTAATGCCTTCCATGCGAGCACTGATGACCGCAGGAGAGGCTCTGGATCGTGACAACGTAGCAGGGTTCAACTGTAGTTACCTGCCTATCGACCACCCCAAGGCCTTTGACGAACTGATGTACGTCTTGCTGTGCGGCACAGGGGTAGGCTTCAGCGTAGAGCGTCAATACATTAGCAAACTGCCAGAAGTAGCGGAGACATTCCATGCAACCGACACAGTTATTAATGTTGCAGATTCGAAGATCGGATGGGCGAAATCGTTTAGGGAGTTGGTATCACTGCTGTACTCAGGTCAAGTTCCCGAATGGGACGTTAGCAGAGTTAGACCTGCAGGTTCCCCGCTCAAGACTTTCGGAGGCCGTGCAAGTGGTCCTGAACCTCTCGTCGATCTTTTCAAGTTCACAATTGAACTCTTTCAGGGAGCAGCTGGACGAAAACTTACGTCCATTGAGTGCCACGATCTTTGCTGCAAGATTGCTCAAATCGTCGTTGTCGGAGGAGTCAGACGAAGCGCCCTCATAAGCCTCAGTAACCTCACAGATGACCGCATCCGACGATGCAAGCACGGACAGTGGTGGGTAGATGAACCCCAGCGTGGTCTAGCGAATAACTCTGCGTGTTACACAGAGAAGCCAGACTTTGAAGCTTTTTTGAACGAGTGGACAAGCTTATATGAATCACGATCTGGTGAACGAGGTGTCTTTAGTCGAGTAGCAAGTCAGAAACAGGCGGCTAAAAACGGTAGAAGGGATAGTGAGTTCCATTTCGGTACGAATCCCTGTTCGGAGATAATATTACGCCCGTACCAGTTTTGCAATCTATCAGAGGTTGTTATCAGGTCAGACGATACACTAGCAAGCCTCAAACGAAAAGTACGAGTTGCGGCTATCCTTGGAACTCTACAGGCTACCCTGACTGACTTCCGTTACCTACGTAACGTGTGGAAGACCAACACAGAGGAAGAGGCATTGTTAGGTGTGTCGCTTACGGGCATCATGGATCACCCTGTGCTCTCAGGACGGGAAGATAAGGCTAAACTCAAGAAGTGGCTAACGGAGATGCGTAATGAGGCTATCGTCACTAACGAGCAGTGGGCTAAGAAACTTGGCATTAACCCTTCTGTCGCTATTACTGCGGTCAAGCCTAGCGGTACTGTTAGTCAGCTGGTCGATTCTGCTAGTGGGATTCACCCTCGCTACAGCAGTCAATATATTCGCAGAGTCCGTGCAGACTCTCGTGACCCACTTTGTGCCGTCCTAGAGGCCGCTGGTGTTCCTGTGGAGGACGATCTAATGTCCCCCAGTACACGGGTATTCTCCTTTCCTATCGCGTCTCCTGAGGGCGCTGTGACAGCCTCAGACATGGGTGCTATGGAGCAGTTAGATCTGTGGGAGATATATCAGGACTACTGGTGTGAGCACAAGCCGTCTATGACCTGCTACTACAGGGATGAGGAGTTTCTAGAGGTGGGACAGTGGTTGTACAACAAGTTTGACAAGGTAAGTGGTATATCTTTCTTGCCCTACTCAGACCACACGTACCAGCAAGCGCCGTACGAGCCTGTGGACAAAAAGACGTACAACCAGATGGTTAAGGACTTTCCAAAGGAAATATCGTGGGATATAGAAGAGGCCAGCGATATGACTGAGGGGTCACAACAACTGGCTTGCACAGGGAACAACTGTGAGTTATGACATGAAGAATATGGAGTAACCGCCGTCCTTCTTGGCTACGTCCTCTGGCTTGTCTTTCGGGTCATGGGGCGTAGTCATTCCCATTTCTTTCATGCGTCTAATCTTGTCCTTTGACTTCTCACACATAGAGTGGTAATCAATCGACGTGTACGACACGCTGTGGTTATCGTTGTTGTTCTTGGTCTTCACGTAAAGCTCCTCCTGTTAGCATACCAACCGTGGCTACGTTTTTGCCTACGTTGATATAGTCTTGTAATTGCACTGGTCCACTGTAGTCACGCATGACTCTTGCTTGGTACTGTACGTTGCTTTCTCCCTTTTGCTTAGGCATACCCGTTATTTCTTCTATACGAGCAACGCTTTCTTCAGGCCTTGGTACTCCTCTTTTCTCTGATGATTTGGTTCCAGCCTTAAAGGAAAAAATTGGAGTTGTGTTTAGCAGCGAGTTTCCTCCGGGTGGTTTCATTCCAAACATATCGTGACCGTCAGAGATCATTGTGTATATCATGTCGTTTTTAGTATCAATAGCTACAAAATCATTAACGCCGCCCAAGTCTTGTGCTGAAGATGCGTGGTTTTCTTGGAAGGCGTACACCCCGTTTCCTTTGTCGGTTATCCGTGCTTGTGGTGCTTTGTCAAAGAAATCCAACACTAATTGCTGCTGTTCGTTTATCTTGTAGCCTTTTTGCTGACGTATCTTCATGCGCCAGTATCTATTAATAAGTACAGACCTTTTTATTCCGTCCTTAGTTACTATGTCGTCTGGAAGTTGGCCTCGTGTTGCTGCCAGCCTTACGTTGTCTGAGTGTGCGTGTTTAGCAATAGTCACAAACTGAGTGTAAAACTCAAGAGGGTCAACGTTAGGTAAAGCTTCTCTTGCAGACTCCATTATTTTAGAACTAGCTAAAGAAGAAATACCGGCGGGAGAAGTTCCTCTGACTATTCCCGTTGCCTCTCCTTGCAAAGCCTCTCCTGTCTCTGGTCTGCGTATAACCAATGATGTTTGCCCCGGATCACTAGACGTGCCGTGAACCCTCATTAGGTGAGTGTGAGCTGCGTCTACAACGTTGTCCGGTATATCATCGGTATAAGACTTGAGTCCTTCTTTGACACGGGCTGTATTGCTGGCATCAGTCCAATCTTGTGCATATCTTTGCACCTCAATTGTGTTTCCTACCACAGTATCAAGAGGTGGGGAAGTTTGATTTCGTCGCTGTGCTTCCATAAAAGCACTTGCCATTGCGTTGCCCTGCTGGGTTGTCATTGTTTCTTTTGACCCCCCTGTTTCGGAGTACTCACGCCCTCTGGCTGGCCCTGTGCCAACAGTCCTGCGGTACTCTTGCCCTGCTGGAGTAAACCCTTGTCTTATTGCGGTAGGGACGTTAGGTCCAGCAACCTGTGCTGTGCGATACAGTTTCATTGCTGGGTTAGGGGACTCGTAAAATTTAGGTATATCTGTCGGGGTGTTATCAGCCACGGCTTTTAGAGATTCCCTAAGAGCGCGAGGAGCCGCCTGCATTAAACCTATGTCCATCACAGCGCCAGTAGCAGCAGCAGCCCGTGGGTTCTGTTGTGCAAGCTGTAGGGCTTGTTGTCCAACCCCAGTGTCCATAAGACGCTCTGTTACGCCAAAATTAGGCATAAGGGTAGTGAACAGTCCTGTCACCGGAGACATGAGTTTATTAAAACCACCGGCAGTGCTGAGAGCAGTGCTCGTTAAAAAGTTCTTAGCGGCTTCTGCGTACTGCCCCTGTTGCAAGTTAGGAATTACTCTGTCTCCGTAGTCCCTGCCCTGTTGTGTTTGCGCAGCAGCGTCTGCAAACGCTTCAGCTATGTTTCTGCCCAGAGGAACACTGAAGTCTCCGCTTGCCTCTGCCATAGCAGTATCAAAGTCTTCTGCTCTTGCTGTTTCTCTAGCAATAGCGTCTGTTACCCAACTCATGCTATAGCCCTCAATTAGCCGCTGATTTTAACGGAGGTCGTCTTTCTTTGCTTTCTTGTTCAGCGTCTTCCATGTACCCTTTATAAATGTTTATAATTGCTGCCCTGTCTAAACGCAACTGTTTTATCATCTCTGGGTCTTTGGCTACTTTTAGTGCCTTATCAATGCCCTCTACAGTTAAACGTAGTTCTTTCTGATAGTAGGCTTTTGACAACACTGCTTTCCCTGCTTTGTAGCCCCAGATAGGAATGTACAGTCCAGCCATCATAGCCATCATTTTCGGAGCACCTACTGCATTTATAGTAGCTGCCTGCGCTAACGGCGTTGACGGAAGAGTCATGTTCAGCGCCGCCATGTTTTGTCGAACCCTAGCCATAACTGTGCTACCCTCAGGGTACTTAGCGTTAATAGTTTCCAGAGCTTGAATCAGATGAGACTGTTCTCGCAACAACTGCCTCGTGTTGGACTTGGTTGCTTTTCGGCTCAGGGGTGACGTAGGCACTGCTTCAAACGCATCAAAGTCTATAGAGTCGTTTAGTACGTTGCGTATTATGTCGTAAATATCAACCCTAGCGGTAGCTTTCTTTTTACCGTCTGCTTTTTTAAAGCTATCCTTACCAAATTTTGTTCTTCTAAAGTCATCAATGGCTCGCCTAGCCTTTAGTATTTCAGCGGGAGTATTGCCAAATTGAGACAACGTTGTTTGAAGCTGGTTCATAGCCTCCTGTAGTTGTTTATTGGTAATACCAAGTCCCGGAAATTTATTCCGGTACGCTATAAGCCTAGCTTTAGCTGACTCTAAAATTCTTGCTTTTGGTATTTCAACTTGCACGTTTGCTAGTGCTTTTTGTAGCCTTTCTTCTAACGTATCAATAGCAAGCTGTAAGTCTTCTGCGTTTGTCCTATCTGTTCGTGTTGGGTCAACCCGTGTGTGTTTAGCTACCGTTTCAATCTGATCTATTTCAGCCTGAGTCAACACAGTTTGTTGGGTACGAAACGGCCCTTGTGGTGCAGTTGTTTGTTGGTTTGTTTGAGACGCTGTTTTGTTAGGTGCTATAACCCTCCAAATACCCCTCTGTCGTCCTGACAAACGGTTTACCTGCCGTGTTTTAGGATCAACAAAAGCAGGGTCGGAAGTGCCTTCTGGTGTTTTAGCTATGGGTTTAGCGTTTGGTCCTCTCCTGAACCAAGGTACAATGTTAAAAGCACTTTCGACAACCAAAGCAAAATCAGGGTGATTATCTTTAAACTCAAACCAACTGTCTTCTCCCATTATTAACGCTTGCTGTGCTTGTTTTCCAAGCGGGTGCTCATAAAACGCCTGCATAGCATCCCGCATAGCCTGTGCTGCCGACTCTTCTACTGAGTCAGGTATGGCGTAACTCCAGCCATCTAGAGACATATTAAAAAGTTCTCCAGTAGCGTCCCAACCCAAACCAGCCAACTGTCCTGCAACGCCAGTTACTTGTGTTGTTAAAGGCAAACCTTCTGCAAACTCTCCCCTTTCCATTACTATATCAGATGCTTTTTGAAACCTTTGTGTTGCCGCTTCTGATAACCGTTGTCCCGCCCTTTCAAGAGGCGTACTTGTGTCATTCATAATTGGCCTTGGTGGGGTAGGATTAGGCATCTGCTCGTAAATTTTTTGCAGGTTTTCAAACTCATCTTGAGTAAGTTCCGTAGCAGTAAAAGGCGCTCCCATGTTTCCTGTTCCCAAAACAGGAGTTGCTACCGCCAGCATTTCTTCTGCTTCTTCTTGTGTTAGTTCCCGTGATTCCATTTTATCTTAACCTTAGTTTGGTACAACACGATAGAATTTTAGATTTCCGTCTTTATCTGCTGGCATAGTAACCGTGTAACTGTCGTCTGGGTTTTGTGCGACTTCTCCACCAAAGTCTTCTCGCCAAGCCTCAACAAAGTTTTGATCCGTCCAGTTCGTGTTTTCTAACCACGTAATCGTTGGAACGTTACCTTTTCCGTGTTGCTCTATTAGCCTGCCTTTAATAATCAGTGAATTATAGTAGCCTCTGATTTTTTTCAAAGACTTAAGTAGTTCTTGCGGATCTCTAAGAGTATCCAAGCTGGCTATTGTAGACTGAAGCAACGCATTTTCAATGTTAGAAACCTGACCTAAAGTAGACCCTGCCGCTTTAATTGACAGCAGTTGGTCAAAGCCTACGTTTGCTTTAATTGTAGAAACTAACGCTTCTAAGTTTCTTGCTTCAGAACCGGGAATAAATTTAAGCAGTTGAGTAAAACCACCAACGCCATCCCAAGCCGTTAAAACTCCTTGATCTATTTTAGCTATGTTGTTTTCGATAAAAGTAATAGTTTCTGAGACAGTGTTTCTAGTAGCTCGCGCTTTAGCTAACTTGCTTCCTTCCGCTTCTAGTCTTTGTTGGGCTTTTAAAGCAGACTCCCTTGTTTCGTACGTATCTACTATCCTTGATGTTGGTGGTCTGCTGTTAGGATTAATTTCATACAGAGTTACTACGCCCTCTGCGTCTTCTCTTGTTTCGTATATAAAATCTTTAGGGGCTGTAAAAGATCTTTCAAGCTCCTCAGTGGTAATATTACCATCTGCTCCCGTAGTAGCTTGTATTAATCGCTCGTCTGGACCCTGCGTTACTAGTTCAGTTTTTGGAGATCCTCTGAGATAAGCGTCTTCAAAGGCTTCTCCTGTTGGGTCTAGCTGCTGTATTTGCCTACGCAGAGCCACTACTCTAGGATCGTTACGGGGTGTTCCTGCTCGTGCAGCAGCAGTAACCTGTGTTTTAAAAACACCCAACCTACGTTGATTTTCGGTTTGGTCCTGTTCAATACGGGAGTTGGCAATAGTTATAAACCGCTCGCCCATTTTTTGTTGGTCAGGGTCATCACTTAACAACATATCTTGACCTTGAGCAAGAAGACCTGCTGGGTTATTTTTGTATTGAGCTAACGTTTCTCTAGCTTGTTGTGACACAAGTTCCGCTTCTCGTTCATCGGCTCGTCTTTGAAGCCTACTGGCTGCGTCCAGTGCTGTAGCACCTATAGTCCTACCAAAGTCTGCGTAAGCTCTACCGATTGTTTGTCCGGGGGACATACCGCCCCCAGTAAACAAAGACCCAATAGGATTGTTTCTTCTACTAAACAGTGACATTTGTGTGCTCCCTAAAGTATCTTGGAGTAATCAACAGCTAAGTAGCCGTTACTTTGTCTAATTACAGCCTCTGGTAGAACCTGCTGAACTTCTTGAGCGATTACCCCGTAAGAAGGCTGGTTGCCTACGATTTCTTTGGCTTCTTCGGTCCAATCCCAAGTGTACGTAGATAAACCGTTAGGCAGCTTGCCTAAGCGTTTGATGTTGTCTTTTAAGTTTATGTCGCTATTAGGGAAAAACGCATTTTTAACATTTGCAATAGCGTCTAACGTACCCGGAACTGCGGAAGTAAGACCACTAAGCAGACCACCAGCACCAGTAAACATACCAGCGTACAGATCAGCAAGTCCTTGAGACTGTCCAACCGCACCCTGTAGATTTGCAAGCTGGGTCTGATAATCAAACTCACCCTGTTGTCGTCTAGCTACGTCTTCAAGACTAGCAATGTTTATGGCAGGTGAGAACGCTGACAACATAGCCGCTTGCGGTATATAAGCACCCTGAAGAGCACTCAAGCCCATCTGCTGCTGTGCAGCGTCAATCGCTTGCTGTTGTGCTAAAAGACCGCCACCCAACTCTGTAAACTGAGAACCAATCGCGGCCTGTTGCTGTTGCTCTGCTTGAGCTTGCTGAATAGCCGCCAAAGCTGCTCTGTTTTGCGCTTCTTCTTGTGCTTGTGCTAAAGCAAGCTGCTCTGGAGTACCGCCAAACATTGCTGTACGAACTCCTAACCGACCTTGATTAGCCAGACGCTCTTCCAGTGCAAGCCTCTGTCTTTCTTCTTCAGCAAGTTGTGTAGCCCTAATACGGTCATACACTTCTTGTTCTCTAGCACCCATAGGTGTACCAACTTGGCCCATGAACTGCCCACCGACACCCAGTGCTTGTTCAGCGGCAGATCCTATCTGACCAAGACTCATAGGTGTAGAGCCTAGCCTAGCTAGTGCCTCAGATTCTAAAGCATTCTGAAGTTGTTGTCCAGAGCCGCTTAGAGCGTAGGATGTTCCAGTTGGTCCTGCCGTAATTGTTCCGCCACCGCCTGTAACAGTAAACGGCTGAAACGTGATGTCAGGAGAAGTTAATTGAGGCAAGTCATCCGTGTAGATGCTTTTTACTTCTGAGGGCAACCCGCCGTATAAATCGTCAGCAATTCCGCCTAGAAGGTCTGAAAGAATGCCCATTACCTTATACCTCTTGAGTTATGCTTGTTCATGTTGTTTTACCTATCAATGCTAATACATTCATTTCCTGTAGAGATATAGAGCTACCGTTTACTTCCGTTTGTAAACCTACCGTGACAACGGAACCATTACCCGTACAGTTAAGAGACTTTCGACTAATTAGATCACCAAGCGAAAACTCAACAGCCGTGTACTCTGACACACCATAAAAGCCGGGTGTTGATGTTCCTACCCTAAAACGTGACGTATTTGCCTGTACTGAAAAGTCATACGTCCAGCTTAAAATAATGTCCGCATTGTTGCCGCCAATAATCGTAGGCCGTATCTTTTTAAGCAGCTTTAACTTAGACGGATCACCAAACGTCAAACCCGGACTTGTGTACCGAAAAATATAAGATAAGTTATTATCGTCAAATCCATCGTACTTGCCTATGCCATCTACAGTACCAATGTAAACGTCTCCATTACGATCCCTAGCAAAACTCTTAAAGTTAACACTAGGCCACTTAGTTACACGGAACGCTCCGTTTTCCAAACGACCTCTTAAGTCAAAACAATATATAAGGTTACTGTCAGGCAGTCCCAGTAAATAAAAATAGTTTTCAGGACTGTAGACAGTAGTTGCAGGGCTAGTCTTAGATTTTATTTTTGCAATCAAGTCTTGTTTTACGTTACGGCTGGCATCTGTTATAGGCAAAGACTTTTCTTGTATAACTCTGCCAAGGCTTCGTAAACCGTCATCGCTCAAGAACAGTAAGTCAGTACCAATGTTTTGTACTGTTTTTCTGTCTATACAGCCCACGCCTGACACGGTATCGCTAATTGCCATGCTTGCAGGACTATCTGCGCCTGAGTAAACAATAATACTGTGTTCGCCAAACACTATAAGAAAGTCATTATGGGCCGCTAAAGCAACAATTTTATCAGCACCGTTAGGCCAAGCCTTTGCAACGTCAATAGATCCGCTAGAGCCACCAGAAAACTTAGTGCCATCCAATAAATCAGACCAATAGATAATGGTGTCATTAGTAGCATTGCCAGCAATAAACAACCTGCCAAATGCAGCAAGCACCTCGTTACACTTAAATGTAGCGTTTGTTGAACTACTATTTACAACGCTAAACGTCCTTAAGCCATTAGCATTGTCATGTACCAAGGGGTCAAAACCTCTTTGGAAAAAGTAAGCCTTGTCGTTAAAGTTTACGATCTTCCAATCATTAGCCGTAATTGTGTATGATCCGGGAGTAACATCTGTCAGCGTAGTCGTGCCGCTCATTATCTTGTTATTGCCAGTGCTAAATATCGTTTCGTTGCCAGCACTGTCGTAAAACTCATGGATATTGTGAATATAATCAGTGCCTAAAACGGTTTTGTTAGTTGTAATTACGCTGTTGCCCTGACGAGCCGCTAATCGTCCCTGTCGGTCAATAATAGCATTGTCCGCAACTTCAGCAAAAGATGTATCCTGAGCAAGAGGAGAATCTTCTGTATTAATTCCCTGAAACGCAGGAGCAACCAAGTTAATGCTTTGTAAAGGCTGTGCCATAGTAATTCCTACGGTGTGTAAAAGATTGTTTCTTCTGGGTGCTTTTGGGCATCTAACGCAACTGCATCAGATAAGTACTTGTCAGCTAGAGCAAAGTATTCTGCAGTAGATGTGCCTCCTGTTTCACCACGCTCACGGGCTAACAGGGCAATTGCCATGTGAATTACGGGGCTGCTAGGTATAGCTAGAGTATCTGCATCAGCACTCAGAGGCACGTTACGCAAAACTACTTTTACTTTTAACGAGTAAACGCCGTCAGGTTTAGGATACACATCAATTTGCGTGTCTCCGCTAGCGTCTACGCCGTTATAAGTAAAATACTTAGGCGCACCTGAAACTGGGTTGTTTACAAAAAACTCATTGTCGAACCACGCTTGTGTTTGGTACTGTAGCTCACAGTTTGAAGTGTCATTGATAATCCTAAAAACTTTACCTTCGTCACCGCTGCCTGTCAGTGAGTAAGTGTAGTCATCAGCGGCTGTCGTAATCGTAAGAGTGTTTCGCAACGCTGACCAATCCCACGCTGTCTCTACGAGATCTTTTGCGTCATTTACAAAGTCACCGACCATTTTGCTGTACGTACTTTCCGATACATTAGTTACTTCGTCTTCTCGTAAACGTCTGAGTACGTTATTGACTAAGTTTAAATACGTCATCCTAATATATTCCTGTTTCCTGTAAACATTCCTTGACCTAATAAAAAGTTTGTAATAGGGAAGTCTAGTCTTGCTTGTAAAGCCGGTAATGCCGTAATTTGTATGGGACGAATACCAAACAGATCAGAAGGGGTAGGTGTTAACATACCACTGCCACCAAATAAGCTGCCGCCATCACTCCCTTCAGTGCCACCTATTTCTTTTGGGTCTTTTGGGTCTTCGTCAATATCAAAATAATCACCACCGATTACATCAGCGTCGTCGTCATCGCCACCATCGTCATCGGGCGGGGGGGGGGGTGGCGGAGGAGGCGGAGGTGGAGGAGGATCACCTACATCATCATCGTCATCATCATCATTATTATTTGGTTTGGGAGGTGGTGGAGGAGGATCACCTACATCATCGATAACCACGACATCGCCGTCAAAAACGCTTCCACCAAGTAAATCTCCATCAGTGTTATCATTAGTAGTGTTAGTAAAAATATTATTTGAGCTTGTTGATGTATTTGAACCTAAAGTGTCATTTGAGCTTGTTGATGTATTTGAACCTGAAGTGTTAGTAGCGTCATCGCCTTGTTTAACTGTTTTAGTAGTATCGTCGTCTGTGTCTTCTCCACCAACATTTAAAATAGAATCTTGAATAGCTTTGTCAACAGAGCCTGCAGTTGTAGAAATTATAACGGAGCCTAGTGTTGGTCCTAAAACCCCTGTTACCCAATCACCAACAGCACCTACAGTAGTTGTACCCCAAGGAGAGTCTGCAGTGCCATCTAAAACAGAGTTTACTGTGTCTTTAACCCACGTTCCAATTTTTCCAAGAGTGCCAACAGGATCACCAAATACTTCAGCAATAGTAGCACCAGCTTCTTTTATTTTTTCTTCTAGTTCGCTAACAGTACTGCCTATAAATCCGGGTGGCAAAGGTATTCCTGCAATGCCTCCAAAAACACCTACCTCAGTCCAATCTTTCCAAGAACCTGTCCCAGTTTTAGCTTTTGTACCGTAAGTACTAATAAACTTGTTAATAGCAGCTTGTGGATCTGCGGCTGTGCGTTTAATAATATCAATAGCTTCGCCAGCTGTATCAAAAATAGCATCGACGGTTGCTTGTCCATGTGTTCTAACTAAATCAGAAACATTAATACCATCTTCTATTTGATCTTCTGGTTCACTAGCGTTTCTTTCTATCCATGCTTCTGCTCTTTGTTTTATTACATCAGGAGCATTAGGGTTATTCATTATTTTATTAACTTGATCTTCTGCTTCTTGCCCTTGAAGACACGCCCCACCCTGTGTGTAAAAACCACCAGAAGCATTACAGGCTTCTCTGTCTGCTTGGTTTTGTAAACGATCTATAGCTGCTTTGCCTGCAGGAGACGTTGTTGGTCCTGTTGCCCCAAGAACACCACCAATAGCACCCATTTGACCAGTACCAACATAGTTACCTGTTAAGCCTCCTCCGGTAGCGCTCATTTCTCCTACGTTTTGTCCAGAAGCTGGAGCAAGAGAACCGTCAGCCAAAACAACAAAAGGCACATCGTTTATGTAGATTGTATCTCCGGGTTGAGCCATTTATTTTTTCCCCTTCAAGGCAAGCAACTTGTCAGCACCACGAATACCAAAAGATGCCGACACAGCCATAAACAATAGGTACTGATACCAATCAGGAAGCCTGTTAAGCTCCTCAAAGGCAAGACCAATACGATCTAGTATTTCCACATCGTTCATCCCAATGCCCCACATAACGGCAACCACAGGCGCTGAGAGCAACAATGTAAACCACTCGTCCTTCCACGAGGTAGCACTGGCACTTGCCATAAGCTGTTCCCAAGACGCGGTGGTCCTGATTACCTCCATCTTGGCTTCGTGTAACGCTGTTTTTTCTTCAGCTTTGTTCTTTAGAACTTGCCCAAGCAGCGTAGCAATAGGTGATATAATTGCTTGCCACATAGATTATCGCACCATGTAAACTACAAGGGATGCACACGCACTAACAGCAATCCAAAAGAACCTTTCTGCATTCTTAACAGAGCTTGAGTTTACCATGACTACGTTTTCTAGCTCTCGTATGTCATCCTCCTGATCGTCTAGTCTTTTCTCGTGTCGATCCATGCGTTTAAAAGCAGACAGTAACTGCTCTTCCACACGGGCAATCTGAGATACTGCTTCAGTTAGCTTGTCAAGCTTTTGCTCTATGCGGTCAAGCCTGTTATCCATCATAGATGTGCTTCCTACACTGTTCATGTTACAGAGTTGCCGCCAGTTCAAACAGGGTGTCCATTTCTTCACCTGTCATGTCTAGTGCAGCACCCATAGTATCAACCCAAGGAGATACACGCTCAACCTGAGTAGCATACTCCCATTCAATAGATATTGTGGTCTTGTCAGGTTCTTCCATCGCTGCGATAGCTTCATCAACAAGACTCAACTTATTAACTTGAGACAACGCTAGTCGTGCTTGACGCATAGTAACTACCAAGCTCTCACGTTTTACGGCTAGTTTGTTTGCTTCATAGGCGTCCTTCTGAGCCTGTACGGTGACTGTGTTTCCTTCATCATCAGTGTACTCAGTGAACATTTCGCGCTCTGTCCATGCGTACACCCAGTTACCGTTAGAGTCCTGCTCTACACCATCACGTACTACGACCTTGTAGTCACCAGAAGGCTCTGGCTTGGGTGCTTCTAGTACTGGGTCAATACCTAGACCGTCACAGGTAGCCTCAGTCCAGACCTTGGGTAAAGATGTGTTGGGATGATCGCTTCGGATTTGGCCTTGAGTTTTGACCTCACCCGTTGATCTATAACGATATTCCGACATAGTTGATTCTCCTATGCTATTGCGTAGAAAATATAAGTGCCGCCAGAGTTGTTGAGTCCCACTGGTGCAGATGATGTGACTGTAAAGCCGCTAGACAGAGGATCTACATAGTCTGTGTTCGTAACGTCTACCGCAGTGCTATTCAATAACAAATACGGGTCATCGCCAGCTACGATGCCCCGAGCAGAATCATAGACATACCATGGTCCCGACGCATCTGTGCGTTTTATTAAGATAAACCTAGCACCAGAACTAAAGCCACAATCTACGTTCAAGTCACTGCCCGTACCTGTGTAGCTCCCTATTTTAGATAGTCCTGCGACTGTTGCGAATAGGAGGGCAATATACTGCGTACCCGTATAATTGACGGTATCCTTGTTGCCCAAGGTAAATACAGATGCCGTTGGAGCCGTGTTGTTAAATCTTTCAACAGCATCAGTTGATTTTGGCGCAGCTTCGCCATTTAACTCCAAGAATTTAGTTGGGCCTACAGTACCGACATAGACCTGCCAGTCGGCCGCTCTAACAGTTATTGTTTTGATCATCATAATCTCTGGCACAGCGCCTAAGTTATGAGTTACCGTGCGTCCTGCTGTGCTGTTGCCATTATAAGTCACAACATCAAAAAAGCCCGGAGCGCGTCTCCACATCCACGCATACTGCGAACTTAACTGGTATCCCTGACCCTCGCTTACTCCATTTTGATAGTCAAATACAGCGGAGCCTTCTGAACTTTTGTAGCCAGTCGAGCTTGTTTGTAAACGCGATCCTTGAATAAGCCTCGCCCAAAGATACGGCCCAGCGGTGTCGATGACGTTTTTCTGAATGTTCATGTCTACAGGAAAACCAGACACCCAAGAAGGATTAGTCGAAACCGCAGAAATTACCTTAAACAAATCAGTAGCCGCAAACTCTGATGCTGGCTTGTGGGGTCTGCGGATGGCTACATAAATGTAAGTAGAGCCGTTAGCATTACCTCCGTTAGCATCATTAGTGCATTGAAAGCCAGAGCCATTTATATCAACATCACAATTAGTAGCAGTACCTTCTGCGTTACTTTCCTGCCATTGAATAGAAGCCGTTGCCGTGTTTTGACCGG